GTACTAGTGTTGTCAACACCGAGTTTAAATTGGTGAAGGGCTTCCAGTCAGGTAAGAAAGGTAATTATGTAACAGTTCGCAACGAGGGCCAGTTCCCGATTGCGATTGATACTGTCAAGGTGAAAGTAGAATCAATGAGTGACTTTGAGTTTGTGAGTGGTGAGCCCACTCAGGCAGTTGCGACACCGGCGGCAAGTGCCCAGGTCGAGACTGATGAGCAGGCTATCGAACGAATTCGCACTCGCTTTGCGATTCTTGATGAAATGTCAGCGGCTACTACTAAAGGTGGTATCCGTGCTATGATCGTGTCAGGCCCTCCGGGTGTTGGTAAGTCGTTTGGTGTTGAGCAACAGCTAGAGAAGGCTGCTATGTTTGACAAGATCGCAGGCAAGCCGCTCAAGTTTGAGATCGTCAAAGGTGCTATGACGGCACTGGGTCTCTATGCTACATTGTTCAAGCATAGCGACAAGAACCATGTATTGGTGTTCGATGACTGTGACTCGGTGCTCATGGATGACCTCGCATTGAATATTCTCAAGGCTGCACTTGACAGCGGTAAGCGTCGGCGCATTTACTGGAACTCTGATTCAAGTATGCTTCGCCGCGAAGGCATCCCTGACAGTTTCGATTTCAATGGTTCATGTATCTTCATCACTAACATCAAGTTTGATCACTTGAAATCTAAGAAGTTACAGGACCACCTCGAGGCACTTCAGAGTCGCTGTCACTTTTTGGATCTGACTATCGATACTGAGCGTGACAAGATGTTGCGTATCAAGCAGGTTCACAATGACACCGATGGTGGTCTGTTCCGTGACTACTATTTCGAGGGTGACGAAGGTGAGCAGGTGTTGCAGTTCATGTGGGACACTAAGAGCAAGTTGCGTGAGTTGAGTATGCGTATGGCCCTCAAGATCGCGGATCTTGTCAAGATCAGCCCGAACAACTGGAAAAATCTTGCTGAGAATACTGTCATGAAGCGGGTCTAATCTCACTCTTAGACTTGCTTCAAGAGAGGACCAAAAGGTCCTCTCTCCTTTTTGTTTGTAAATTGACTGTCTATATAATATAATACTATGATGCAGAAACGAGAACACCTGTTACACTACATGATGAAGGGGCACGTGCACCTCAGTAAGAAAGATTATGGGTTTTTCAATAATCTGACTTATATTATTAAAGACAAAAATCAGGTCACTTCGAATCAAAATAAACTTTTTGATAAACTGATTTTAAAGTATCAGAGGCAGCTGCGTAAACTTGGCCACAATATTGAAAAATTAAATCAGTTAGTTTGGGATGTGCCTATCATTGATAGTAGCATAGAATATCTTGTTCCAAAACTGTATCTAGAAAATGATGAACTTTGTTTGCGCACACCTTTCAATACCAATTTTGTGCGCACATTCAGGGAATATAAAGATAACACATTTGTATGGCATAAGGACCGGCGTGTATATCGCAGTAAGTTTTATACTCATGCATTACGGTTAGTCTATGATTCATGTCAACATTTTTTCAAGCAACTGGATATTAGCGATGATATCAAAACTGTGCTAGGTGACCTAATAGATCAAAAAGATTATACCAAGGCGCCCATTTTGTCTGTAAATGAGGGTAAATACTATATTAACAATACAAACAAAAATCTAGCAGAGGCAATCAAGGATATAGAATTGAACGATGATCCGTTGACATTGTACAGGCTGACTAGGCATGGTATATCTATAGATTATACTATCACTAAAGATGACCCATTAAAAACTTTCGCTAGTCAGTATATCACTAGAATAGATATCGATGAATTCTTGAACAGCGATTATTTGATCAAGTTAGATATCAAGAATGTATTTTTACCAAACAGGCATATCAATGTAGTAGATAATGCCATAAAAGATTATTTGACTAAGCATGGCATCAATATTCTAACATCTACAGATACAATGCCTGATAATTTAGTAATCATCAAACGCATAATGGGTACTGAACGCACAAACATGTTTGACATAGAGCCTAGAAAGATCGGCAAATTGATCCATATAGTAAATTCAAGGCCGTTGGAGATCAAATGAGACAAGCAAAGATAGTTATCAAAGATGAAGTAAACTGTAAGGTAGAAGGTCTTGAGTTGGACTGCCGTAAGGCATTGATGCGCAAGTTCGAACATGAAGTTCCCGGCGCAAGATATCTTCCTGCTGTACGATTAGGTCGTTGGAACGGTAAGGTAAGTTATTGCAGTTTAGCCGGTAGCACATATATCAATTTGATTCCTGATGTGGTTAGTGTATTAGAAGAGTACGATTATGATATCGAATTGGAAGACTTGCGTGGGTACCAAACAACTTTCAGTTTCAATCAAGTGTCCATGGATTCGTTCAGCGATAAGGTATGGCCCAAAGGTCATACACAAGCCGGCGAACCTATCATGTTGCGTGACTATCAAGTAGATATCGTCAATAACTTTTTAAAGAACCCACAATGCATTCAAGAAGTAGCGACAGGCGCAGGCAAGACTATCATGACTGCGGCATTGTCAAAGAGCATTGAGTATTATGGGCGCAGTATCGTCATCGTTCCGAACAAGAGCCTTGTCGTACAGACTGAAGCAGACTACATCAATCTTGGTCTTGATGTTGGCGTATACTTTGGTGATAGAAAAGAATACAATAAGCAGCACACTATCTGTACTTGGCAAAGTCTCAATAACTTATTAAAGAACACTAAAGCAGGTGAAGCAGAAGTCAATATCAAAGAGTTTATAGAAGATGTTGTATGCGTCATGGTTGATGAGGTGCATATGGCCAAGGCTGATGCACTGAAGCAACTGTTGACAGGTCCTTTCAGTCATATTCCTATTCGCTGGGGACTGACTGGAACTATACCTAAGGCTGCATATGAGCAAGTAGCATTGCTTGTGAGCCTAGGTCCGTTGATTGGTAAACTCAGCGCAGCCGAGTTACAAGAGAAGGGAGTTCTCGCTCAATGCCATGTCAACATCGTACAATTGAAAGATGGTGTAGAGTTCACAAACTACCAAAGCGAATTAAAACATTTGCTTGAAGATGAAAAACGATTAGATAAGATCGCACAATTGGTCGATAAGATCAAGGACAGCGGAAACACATTAGTATTAGTTGACCGCGTTAATGCAGGTCGAGAACTTATAGAAAGGTTAGAAGATGCAGTATTCATCAGCGGTGAGACAAAACTCACAGAGAGGAAAGAGGAATACGATGAAGTTAAAACTAGTGATAAAAAGATTATTGTGGCGACTTATGGTGTGGCCAGTGTGGGTATTAATATCCCTCGTATTTTTAATCTGGTTCTTATTGAGCCCGGAAAAAGCTTTGTCAGGGTTATACAAAGTATTGGACGAGGCATACGCAAGGCAGAAGATAAAGATCATGTAGAAATTTGGGATATCACTAGCGATTGTAAATTCGCCAAACGTCATTTGACGCAACGCAAGGCTTACTATAAAGAAGCAAAGTATCCATTCACATTGGAGAAACTTGACTATTAAAGAGGTCTGTAGTAAAATAACAACATGCGTATATTAACACTAGAAAATTCGTATTACAATTTAGAAACGCTTCCTGAAGAGATCGATGATTTGCGTTTCGCTATTCTTGATAATAGCAATCCCCAGAATGTAGACTATCACTATATCCCATTGATCTTCCTTGAGAGTTTCAATGCGGCGGCACTAGTGTTGCAGATCGGAAATAAGAAGGTCAAGATGCCTTTAGATTGGCAAATATTGATCGGTGAGAAAGAGCATGGGGACCTTGAGACATTGCCACTAAGCAGTCTTAATGATCGCGGGTTCAGCGCATTTGAATTCAATCCATTGAGTTCGTTCGCGCCTAGTTTCTTGCCCATTGAGATCGTAGACATATACCATGATGTGACATGGTATGCTCCAAGATTGCGCAACGGACAGTTCTTATGTGTTCCTATCGATGATGGCCCTAAACCCCGTTGTGTATATTTCGTGAAAGAAATCAGCCGTAATTGCGAGATCGTAGATTACAATCAAGTATTTTAAGTAGAATAGTATGTTGAAAACCAAGACTACATCTGACGAGAAGTTTGAAGATCAGGACTTTAACCTGTTCGAAGCCCTATCCGCGCTGGATAAAAAGGACTATGGTTATTATGATAGATTGACTGAAGAGCAACGAAAGAAGTTTGTGCCCTTCATGATGATCATGTGGCTTAGCGCAATCAAAGGCAAGACTGAGTTACAGCAATACT